TTTAGAGAAATTCATAGATGTAATTTCATATGTGTTATCTGCAATTGTATTGATTTCTCCATTTCCTAGATGCATAGAGCCGTTTACATCAAGAACATAGTCTTCGGTTCTGGGTTTATGTGTATTGATACCCATAGTAGAAATATATTTATGTTTATTTGCACCAGAAATAGTCATTTGAGATGGAATATAATTCCCCGAGGAGTCGGTGGTTCCAATAACAGTCATTGCACGAGATGAATCATGTGGAGCCATTCCTCCACCAATTGCACCGCCGTCTTTTCGTATAGCTGGGTTCATAAAAATAAAAGTATTTGCACTTGGGTCTTTACCAATAAAGGTAGCGGAACTTCCTGTCAAAATTGTAGGGTCGTTATATACATTAGGTAAAAATTGAGTGTTGTCATTATCATAAAAAGTGACAGTTTCATTATGTAATAATTCGTTAGAAACTCCACGTTCAGGTGGTGAAAATTTCAATAATGTATTTAATTTAATATCACCCGAATTAAACTCAATATTACCCCCACTTGAATCTAATAATATATTTCCACCCAAACCATCAGGGCCAGTTGATGTGAAAAAAATATTACCAGTAGTATTAATGTTAGATGATAGGTCATTAAATGATAATGTAGCACCTGAACAGTTAATAATAAAATCATTAGATGAATCAAAGATAAATCCAGTATCGGTGTAAAAATTAATTTCTCCAGAAATATCTACATCTAAATATCCAGAGGAATTAAGTGTAGTTCCAGTGGAGTTCATTAATAACGTACCACCGGACGAATCATGTTGTATAATTTTGGCGGTAGATAGAATATGTTCAGTAGTTTGTGTAGTTAATAATCCCCCGTCTTGGTATTTAATCATGGCATCTGGAACATTAATAGAATTGGTAGAAACATCGTTATAAAAAAGAATGTTAGAACTAATGTCATCAGCATTGACAACAATACCGTGTTCATTTTTATTTTGTGCAATGATATTGCGAATAAAAACATTTTTAGATTCGACTGTTAAAATATCTGTAACTGAGTCGATAGTTCCAGTAATATTAAAACTGGTTTTGGGTAGAATAGTATTAATACCAATGTTGGTATCATTACCGTAGATATATGCATGTGTAATTTTTTGTTCGTCTGTTAATGTGGGTAAATCATTCCCGTCTTTCGTGAAAATATTATTTCCAAAGAATAATTTATTATTAGCATAGATGTCCCGATTCGAAAATATATCTACACTGGAATAAGTAGAATTCCCCGAAATAAGGTCTTCGGTAACTTCAAATGTACCATTTAATAATTGATATGTCGGTCGTACCGATCTGGATACAAATTGGTCAGCAATAATTGTACTGGCATTAATAGTATTAAAAGAATCCATTTTACTAATTCCGCCATATTGTTTCCATGAATTATTGGACATGTAGATTTATATACAATTACTGTGTATTTTATTTGATACGTTTGGCGGTATAATAATACAATGAATGCAATACGTATTATTATACTAAATTATTGAAAACCATATTTATGAATATAGTTTCTGTGTTTTATTGTGTTTACGAACAAGTTTGGATTTATTTTTAGCGAAAGTAATAATTTTTTGTTTATTCTCATCAAATATGTCAACAATGTTTTGATAAAAGTTACGGAATTGGTTTTTATCTTGTACCATTTCACTGAATGAAAACCATTTAATTTCTATTTTTTCAAACAATTTTGTTTTATTTAAAACAGTTTTGTCCATTCGATTCCACAGAAAATCATGATTTTGATTGTAATATTTTGGAAGATTTTCATCATATGGCAAAAAAAAGAGATGAACGTGGTATTTATTATGTTCGAGTTTAAATGTTCCTCCATTATTTTTAATAAGTTTTCGCAGTGTACGATTGTCGCCAAGAAATCCGGTTAATTCTTCTCCACCTTCCCGTAAAGCGGCACTATATATTGTTTCTCCCGCATCAACCCGTCCACCAAAGTCAGACCAACCTTTTGCACTATTTTCCATGGGGTTTTCTTTGCCAAATAAAAAAAAGAGTTCATTGTTATGTATTGTAATAGGTAATATACTTCCAGCAACCATTTATTATTATAGAGATTATAGAGAAATTTTTTTAATATTGTTTTTTTCATATGGTTCTTCTTTTAGTTCATATTCTGCAAATGAAACAGTATTGAACACAGTGTTTGTCATGTCAATATCTGGTATATTTTCATAAAAATCATGAACAACTGGATTAGCAGCAATCCGTAGTGGTTGAAAATCGGATAAATATAACCCTTGCAATGATTGAACACGAGATAACGCAACATATGTTTGTCCATATTCGAAAATGCTTTGTCCAATATCAATTTCGGCCATGTCTAAAGTAGCTCCTTGAATTTTATGTATGGTTAATGCCCATGCTAAACAAAGTGGAAACTGTCCAACTGCAAGAGTAGGAAAATCTTCCGATTGCCAATAATGAATATGAAGGTGTTTTATAACTCCATTAGCAAATCTTACAACGGGTATAAGTGTATTAGTAGTTTGGTCAGGTTTAATATCAATAACCACACCCTGTGAACCGTTACAAATACCTTTATCAATATCAAGATTGATAGTACACATAACTGCTGAACCAACTTTAAGACGTAATATGGTAATACATGGAGAGTTATTAATCATTTGGTCTAATTCATAATCAACTTCGGCCGCGGACAATCGTCCGCTTCGAATCATTAATTCAGTGGAAAGTGGTTTATTAGATTCAATGTGTGTAGAACAATCATTTTTTCGTATGGCTGTAAAAACGTGTTCCGTCTCTTTTAGTTTTGAAAACATCATAGAATTTACATAATCGGTTTTAGCCCGTAATGGAAAGAGTTTGGTTGGAACACAATTATTATGTTGTTCCGCATCATATGTTCGTTTAACATAGCCTTGTAAAATATTAGAACTTTCTTCACTAATATTACCAACACGAATTTGTTGTAAAATTTGGATATAATCTTGGTCAGTTTGTCTAAAAATGGTCGTCAATACAATGTGACTATTGTCTGTAAAAACACTAGACCATAGATTAGATTCAAAACAAAATTTGTCCGTATCGGGGTCACCATTGGTACTAATGGGTGGAAGTTGATAGAAATCTCCAGTAAATATGACCTGTATACCTCCAAATGGTAAATTATTTTTGGTAGTTTTTCTGGCGATTTCTTCAATAATTTCAAAGACTTTTTTTGATAACATACTGACTTCATCAAGAACCAAACATTTTGTTTTCCGCCATTGTGCAACCGCCCGTTTATTTTTCAATACAGAATCAACAACTTGTTTATTAGAACCTTTGGCTAATTTGATACCGCTCCATGAGTGTAATGTTCTGGCATTACAGTTTAATAGCACAGCGGCACAGCCGGTCATTGCACAAATTTGTATATTGCGTTGTATATTCCGTGCATAATCTAATAAATGTTTAATAAGTCTCGTTTTTCCAGACCCGCCAGGTCCGGTAATAAATAAGTTAGCACCTTCTGTAAATTTATTATAAGCATACAATTGTTCAGTGGATAAATGCGATAAGTCTGGTTCAATCACAGGTTTACATGCAATGTCGGTAGACGTGGATAATACAATACGTTTTACTGTATTATCAGTAGAAATGTCCATTAAATTCAATAATAATTGCTAAGATAGGTGGACATATTTAATATATATATTATCAATTTTTTATTCACAAGAAGCTTCTAAACAAAAAGAAAAATCATAACCGTTGAGATTCATGGGAATTCCAGTTTCATTTAATAATTGAATTTGCATTTTTTGTAAATCAATTTTTCCTGTATAACAACGTATATCAGTAGCAAGTAAACCATTGTAAGTATTCACAGGAAGGATAGTACCGTAACCATATTGAGATTTGTCAAGAGAGATTCGTGCAATAATATTCTTATTAATAAGTGATGATGAAAGTGGCGATACAAATGAATTTTGATTACCTTTGTTGAATTCATCAATCGCTAAATATAAATAGCGTGGTCCCGAAATATCTAATGTACATTCAGCGGTTGTTGCAGTAGCAGTAATATCGTAAGATTGTTTACGGAATCCTAAGAGCCAACCAAGTTTCTGTTTAAAATTAAATTTGTCACTATTTCCAGATTTATCAATGTCAAATACGATAGTAACATTTGTAGTATTACTGACGATTGACGTACGACCATTAGCAGTAACTGTGCATGATAATCCAGAAAGAGTAATTTTTTGATTAATTGCCGTGTGCAATGAAGCAGCATCATAATTATTATCATCTAATGTAATAATAGTAGTGGTTCCGCCGTTTATAATTTTAAAATAGTTATTACCAAGATTTGCAGAAATATTATAAAACGACATAGGTATTTCCATGTTTGTTACCCGCATAGAATGAACATCATTCACTCTTTCGGGTAAAACGATTTGAAAATTGGCGGGTAGCGTATAATCATAATCATCGCGAAATTTGGTGTCAATACTGATGTGTTTTATTTTGGTAGATTTGTGTACATTGGTCATAACCATATGATTGCCATATTGTTGTGTTTTTGGTTCCATAAATAATTCATTCTTATTGTAGTAATCTGTCATAACTCTATATATAATATATAAAAGGATAAATTATATATACTTTATCTAAACAATACTCTGTATGAAAGTCTAATATAAAAATCAGATGTTTAAATGTTTAAAAAGAACGAGATTTGATAGGTGTTTTTGTTGCAACCAATTTTTGTTTTGGTTGAGGGGGTGCTGGAGGTGTTGATGCTTGTTCAGGATTAATATTAGTATTGTCTGGTGGTGGGACGGTAGTGTCGGGAGAATTCTCTTGATTTTCAAGTCCTTCAAAGATGCCAAATTTGGATAGGCTATCAAACATAATAATAAGTCCAAAGACCATAATCAGGAAAAAAAGCAAATATTTGGTATTATTATTCATTATATAAATAAACCATATATTATTTACCGCAATCTTTGCATTTAGTTGCATTTTGTAATCTTGCAAACATATTAGATTGTAAACGACTGGACGCATATGCCGTAGTTTGTCTATTCGTTAAAGTAGATATATTTTGTACACGAGGTTGTGAGGGTACTTGTTTATTTGTACGATTATCACTAAATATCATAAACATCAAAAAATTGAAATTTGAATATATATTTACAAATGAATAAATGATGTCTAACGTGAACCAATATAAATGTCAATCGTGTACAAAAACGTATACATATAAATATAATTACGAGCGGCATGTAGCCTGTTGTAAGTTTTTTCAAAAATCAATTCATGAATATGAACATGAAATGGATTCAACTGAATTAATTCCAGATGCTCAAAATATGTTTAAATTAGTTCAGGAGTTGGCATTTCGTGTTGCTCGTATAGAAAAGGAGAATATGCAATTGAAACAACAGTTGTCTAAACGTAGTAAAATAAATATTTTAGAATGGTTGAATAAATTACCAAGTGAAAAAAATCCTGTAATTACATTTACTAAGTGGATAACCGACACCGTTTTGCAAAACGTATATCTGCATCTTAATAATGTATATACAAACAATTTAATAACTGGAATAGTTTCAACATGGAAGTTATCAATCGATAAATATCAGGGTGATGTACCGGTAAAAGCGTTTGAAAGCCGTACCAATACATTTTATAAATATGACAGTGATGCAAATGGAAACCAATGTTGGGTGTTATTAACAACGGAAGAGTTGGATAATCAATTAAAGAAGATATGTAAACAATTTCTTATAGATTTTAAAAAACATTGGTACGATAAACACGTAGATAAGATAGAAATCTATGAAAAATGGACAAATATGTATGTAGACTATTATCAAAGGATATTGGGTGGTTCACGAATAACGACCGATGCAATTTGTCAAAACGTCCGGCTTCAATTATATAAATCAATGAAACAGAAATTTACACAAGTAGAATTAGACTTCGCATAAATAAACATTGTAAAAAATTGATATAATATAATATTATTTTTTTATGTTATCAATAGAGAAAGGCTTATTATGTCATCATTTACAGAAGAAAATCCCGGTCATTCAGCTTTAATGAACCACTCACACGGTGCTTCGCTGAATGAGGGTACACTCCAGTATTTGTCAACAAAGAATGTACATATTCGCGATAAGGATATTAGTTTTGAGGAAGGGCCTCATATATATACGGTATTAGGCGATAGAGGTGGATATACATCTGTAACAACATGGAATCATCAGCATTTTGAAGAATTTAATGCGGATGCCATCATTGATAAAATGATGAAGTCAAAAAACTGGACAAATCCAACGTATAAATATTATGGAAAAACCCGTGAAGAAATAAAAAAGATGTGGGATGATAATCGTGATAGAGCAGCATGTGCAGGAACGAATATGCATAATAATATTGAATATTATTACAATGGAATGGATGTAACTGACAATAGTCTTGAATATGGATATTTTAATAATTTTATTGAGGATTTTAAACATTTGGTTCCATACCGTACAGAATGGATGGTATATTATGAAGAATATAAATTATCAGGTTCAATTGATATGATATATGAAAATCCTGATGGTACATTACAGATATATGATTGGAAGAGATGCCAAGAAATTAAACATGAAGTGGAATATGGAAAGTTTGCCAAGACTCCGTGTATTTCTCATTTACCAGATACCAATTTTTGGCATTATGCTTTGCAGTTAAATATGTATAAGACCATATTAGAACATAAGTATGGTAAGACAGTAACATCATTGTATTTAGTGTGTATGCATCCAGACAATCAGTATAAAAATTATCAACGCATTGAAGTGCCATTTTTAAACAAAGAAATGAAAGAGTTATTGGCATTAAGACAACAGGAAATTGAAGAAAAAAATAAATAAACATATTTACATAAAAATAAAGGGCATAAAACGAAAGAAATATATATTTATAATGAAATCATATTATTTTTTTGCATCATCAATATTATTACGCTGTGTATATGTTAACCGTAAAAATATACACCAATTATTCAGTTTATTAACTGATAAATTGTGTGATATGTTTGGAGAGAAAAAATCAATAGAAAATCCCAAAAGTGCTATAGAAAAATATATAGATTTGCATAGTGACCGATTTTTAAAAACATATGAATCAACCAATACATACAATGACAATATAGATTCTTGTTTTTATGAAAAGGATAAGTTGAAAGAAATATTAAAATTAGAATCAAAAATCAATGAACTTGAAATGGAATGGAAACGTAGAATACTGTACGAGTCGACACCGAGGGGTAATATAATCATGTATTATGATCCATATAAATTAGGATTTGTCTATTATTGTGATACAAATACCATATCATATCCGTTATTGAATGCTGCAGCAATGAAATATTGCTTAGCTTATAGATGTAGAGATTTCTTTGTAGACAATGAAATAACTCCGTTTAAAACCCCTTCTGCATTGATTCCAATTCATTATATTGAACCACCAAAAAAGAAGAATAAGGAAACCAAAACTACCATAAATAATTCGGTATTTGCAAAATTAAAAGATTATAGTAAAAAAACGGAAAAAACAGAATCTAAGCAGACTAACAAACAAGACGACACGGATAAAGAAAAAGACGTAGTTGGTAAAATAGAAAATAAAGACAAATGTAAAAACCGATTTATTTATATGGGTAAGCTGTATAATATAAATTTATTACAACGTATGAAAAAACCAGCAAATAAAATGAATGGATTTTCATCACAATATTTGGATGATTTCAATAGTGAAACACGGGTACAAGATCAGGTATTAAGTTATAAAGATTATAAAAAGACAACTACAAAAATACCATTCAAGGAGTAATTTATGTACCAATCTGTTCCTTTTTCCATGCAATATAACCAATACTTTTTTCTAATTGAAATGACATACCAAGGTGTTCAACTGCAATATTGTATGCTTTCAACTCTTTTTCGTCAAATGTTTTTATGTATGCGTCTAAATAAGATTGTTCTGTGGATACATCGCGTTGCAGAGTTTTTGGAGTAGTTTGTGAATTCATAATAAAATAGTATAATGATTTTATTATGTAGGTTTGATAATATCAATTTTTTATTGAGTATAATAAATTAATATATCGGTTCTCTACAAACAGATACGGGAACATATTTAATATCATTTGCAACACACGCGAGACGTAAATTATGTATATGGTCACTGCTGGAAAGATGCATGTATGTACGCTCAGGTTTTGTACAAATACACGGTTTACCGCAACTACTTGTACAACTACTATCATTATTGGTGTCACATGATAGACATTCTTTTTGTTTACGAGAAATATGTTCACCTTGTGTATTTGCGTTGAGATTACTATCGGGTTTGACTGTGTTGCATGGGTTACATGATAAACGAGTATCTAACATTCCCATAGTATTCATTACAGATAGTTTGATGACACTATTATCCTCAGTTGAGGTGACTCCAGATTGAACGATGGGTGTAATATTATATGTTCCACAACAACCGCCGTGACCGCGAGGAGTATTTCCTTTCATAAGTGTTCTTGGTAAGGAACGAGATAATGATGTTTGTCCTACATATCCTTGATTACGGTATGACCCGTTAAGGGAAAAGCCTTCTCCAGTATTTACACTGGAATTATTATATTTTGCAAGAGTTTTTCTTTTAAGAGTAGCAATAGACATTATATATATTTCTTGTATATATTTTTGGATATCAATTATGTAATAATTATATTTATTGAATATGATTATTTTTATTATTATTATTGAAAACTTATAATTTAAAATTGTTTGAGAAATTTACCTGTCATTGTAACATTACCAGTAGATACTACGCCTTCACTTGCTACAACTGGACCAGTAAAGGTTGTATTTACTCCAGATGCACCCGCTGCAGTTAATCCAGTCATTGTTGTAATACTATTTTGAGCTGTAGTTAGTACGTCTCCTGTTAAATTGCCAGAAAATCCTGTATTGGCTGTTATAGTTGTACCAGTAACAGCAGCAGGAGTTGTTCCTCCTACAACACCATCAACAGTACCAGTTAAATTACCCGAAAAACCTGTATTGGCTGTTATAGTTGTACCAGTAACAGCAGCAGGTGTTGTTCCTCCTACAATACCATCAACCGCACCAGTTAAAGGACCAGCAAAATTAGTATTAGCTGTAATAACTGTACCAGTAACAGCAGCAGGAGTTGTTCCTCCTACAATACCATCAACCGCACCAGTTAAAGAACCAGCAAAATTAGTATTAGCTGTAATAACTGTACCAGTAACAGCAGCAGGAGTTGTTCCTCCTACAATACCATCAACCGCACCAGTTAAAGGACCAGCAAAATTAGTATTAGCTGTAATAACTGTA